TCTGTAATGAATTAGCAGGAACTACTGGACTATCAGCCATTGTTGCATTAAGGAGCATAGACCTGTGACAACAACATTGACACAGATGATTGATGAAGTGCTTATCAATCTATCAGGTTACACATACCAGCAAGACCGCTCTACCTATCTTAGAACTGCGGTAACTGGTTTAACCTCACCAAGTACTTCACCTACAATCTTGTCTCTTGGAGACACTAGCAATGTAGGTAAAGGCGTGCTTGAGGTAGATGAAGAATTAATGTGGGTTGATTCATTTGACCGTGTTGGCAATACAGCAACAGTCGCTCCTTACGGGCGAGGCTATCTGGGAACAGATGCTGCTACCCATGCTGCGGATGCAAAGGTAACTATCTCACCTATTTTCCCGCGCTATGTTATTAAGAAGGCTATCAACGATACTATTGAAGCAGTTGGTTCTGCTATCTATGCAGTTAAGCAAACATCATTTGTTTACAATGCAGCGGTAACTACTTATGAGTTCCAAGATTTAAATATAGAAAACATTCTTACTATGTCATGGCAAGATATTGGCCCAACAAAAGAATGGATTAGAGTTCGCAGATGGACCTTTGACCCATTTGCTGATACGGCAACATGGGGTGGCGGTTCACAAACTGTAACTATTCATGATGTTATTATTCCTGGCAGAACCGTTAAGGCTATGTATGCTACACATCCAATAGCATTTACAAGTAACTCACAAGATTTTTCTACACAAACTGGATTATCAAATACAGTTAAAGATGTAATTATTTTAGGCGCAGCCTATAGATTGTTGTCTTATCTTGACCCAGCCCGCGCTGCTCAGTACAGCCCACAGGCTGATGAGATTGATTCTAAGCGTCCATTCGGTGCATCTAATACAGCAGTGCGTCAAATTTTTGGACTATATCAACAACGTCTTAATGAAGAAAAACAAAAACAATTAACTCAGTACCCAACCCGAGTTCACTACAGCCGATAGGAACCTGAATGACAACTAGACAATACTCCTCACGCTCTCAGCAAACAACGCTGACAGGTACAGTAACCTCAGGTGCTACCACTATGGCGGTCATCTCGGGAACAGCATTGCTTGGTGGTGTAACGATTCCTGCTGGCAGAACCTTCACGATTGTTATTGACCCAGATACAGCAATCGAAGAAATTGTAGACGCCACGGCGGTATCGACCAATACCTTTAACATTACTCGAGCCATTGATGGTTCATCAGCACAGGAACACACAGCAGGAGCAGTAGTTCGTCACATGGCTATTGGCCGTGACTACCGTGAGGCAAACACTCACATCGAGGCTAGCACAGGCGTACACGGTATTGCAGGGGCTGTGGTGGGTACTACAGATACTCAGACCCTGACCAATAAAACACTGACTTCCCCTACTATTACCAACCCTAGCATCTCGGGTGCTGGTGTAGATGCAAGTATTGTCTTTGAAGGAGCAACTGCTGATGCTTATGAAACTACTCTTACAGTAGTTGACCCTACGCAGGACAATACAATTACAATGCCTAATACAACAGGCACAGTGGTGATTGCTACAGCAGTCCAGACTCTTACAAACAAGACTTTAACTAGCCCGACTATCTCAGGCTCACCAGTTATTACTGGTCTATCTTCTGCAGGTATGTCTGCTTCATCTGCTACTCCTAAGGATTACGTAGACAGTATCCTAGGCTCAGCAACTGCAGCATCTACATCTGCTGCTAGCGCAGCAACCAGTGCTACATCTGCTGCCACATCTGCAGCAAGTTCAGAAACTTCTGCGATTGCTTCTGCATCGTCTGCAACGGCATCAGCAACTAGTGCTACCGCAGCAGCAACATCTGCTACAAGTGCAGCAGCCTCTGCCACAGCAGCGGCAACTAGTGCAACTAGCGCAGCAGCCAGTGAAACTGCAGCCGCGACCTCTGCTACATCAGCAGCGGCTAGTGCTACAACTGCTGCTAACTCAGTAGCCACAATTTCAGGCTTTGCAACTACTGCATCTAACTCAGCAAGTGCAGCAGCCACAAGCGCCTCAAGCGCCTCAACGTCTGCAAGTTCTGCTTTAACAAGCGCCAACTCTGCTGCTACTAGTGCTTCTACTATGGGTGCAAGTGTTACGGCTGCAGCAACAAGTGCTGCTAGTGCAGCGACAAGCGCAACGGCTGCCGCAACTTCTGCAGCGTCTGCAGCAACGTCTGCATCTGCTGCTTCGACATCAGAAACCAATGCAGCAACAAGTGCAAGTTCAGCATTAACAAGTGCAAACAGTGCAAGTACAAGTGCTGCATCTGCAGCAACATCGGCTACTGCATCTGCCACATCAGCAAGTGCTGCTGCTACATCTGCTACATCGGCAGCGACTAGTGCATCATCCGCTGCTACTTCGGCATCTTCTGCTGCAACAACATACGATGAATTTGATGACCGTTACCTTGGAAGCAAGTCATCTCCTCCAACAGTAGACAATGATGGCAACCCACTTATTGTTGGTGCTATTTATTGGAACTCAACATTAGGCAACATGTATGTGTGGTCAGGTAGCACTTGGGTTCAAATCGCTACAACTACTGTATACACAGCACCAACGCTAGGCACAACAGTAGTAACATCTGGTACCACAATTACGACAATAGATGGTTTGACTCTTAGCAGTGGACTTGCATCAGCAGACCCAACTACAAATCTTGGTCTTGCTACCAAGCAATATGTTGATTCTGTAGTTACTCAGATTAACTACCACGAAGCAGTGGTTGCAGCAACTACAGCGAATCTAACTGCTACTTATAATAACGGAACTTCAGGTGTAGGTGCAACCCTTACTAACTCTGGAGCACAAGCAGCATTTAGTGTAGATGGAGTAAGTCCTGCTCTTAATGCTCGTGTGCTTGTAAAGAATCAAACAACACAAACTGAGAACGGTATTTACACACTTACAACTGTTGGCTCTGGTTCAACTAACTGGGTTCTTACTCGCGCTACTGATGCTGACAATAATCCTGCTGGAGAAATGAAAAATGGTGATGAGTTATATTGTTCTGGAGGAACAGTAAACGCCACTAAGTCGTTTATTAACTCAACGACAGTAGACCCTATTGTTATCGGAACTACTGCAATTACATTCAGTGAATACTATGCAGCGCTACCAGCGCAGACTGGTAACTCAGGTAAGTATTTAACAACAGATGGAACTACTCCTTCATGGGGAGTTATTGACTCAACACTAAACGCAGACATAATCATGACGATTATGGGCGCATACATCTAAGGAAAGGTACAGCGACTAATGCCTGTAACAAGTAAAGTGCTGGCTCGCACAGCAGCAGCAACAACATCAACAACGCTATACACAACACCCGCTGGAACAACAGCAGTGGTAACAAACATTGTTATCTGCAATCCAACTACGGCTGCGGTAACAGCATCAATGACTATCAATAGCATTGACATACTTGGCAGCGTAGCAGTTGCTGCTAACTCATCAGCGTTTTTTGACCTAAAGCAGGTAGTGCCTGCAACTGAAATCATTGCTGGTAGTGCTTCATCAACAGCAGTAGACTTTCATATCAGCGGAGTGGAGATTAACTAATGGGCGTACAACAATTTCCCGTACCTGAAAGCGGAATCCCAAAGGGAACCACAGGAGCAAGACCTGCTTCTCCAACAGTAGGTACTGTATTTTACGATGGAACTATATCATCTTTAGTAATTTGGGATGGCAGTGCTTGGCTTCCTTGTTCCGCTCCTTCTTCTCAACCTACAATTTCAGTTGCAGATGTTGGCACTGGTAGAGCATACAATTCTGCTCAAGCAACGGTAACGTTTACGCCAGGTGCAACTGGTGGCAAGCCTCTTGGTTATACAGTATCATCATCAACTGGTGGTTACAGTGCAACAACTACAAGCACAACTGTTAACATTGCTGTAGGAACACAAGGAAGTTGGACATTTAGTGGAACTGCATATAATGATTTTGGCATAAGTCCAACAACTCCAACTACAAGCATTACATTAACAACCATTCCAGAAGCAGCAAGTGGTGTTACTGCAGTAGTAGGAACTGGCTCAAATATCAATGTGTCTTGGACACTTGGTGCTACTGGTGGTAAAAATTTGTCAGCCTTAGAAATTGTTCCATTCTTAAATGGAACAACTGAGCAAACTGCAACATCTGTTTCCACTAGCGCGACAACAGGCGCTGTTGTTGGGTTAACAGGAGGTTCTTCTTACACATTTAAAGTAAGAAAAATTAACGATAATGGAACAATAGACAGTACTGCATCTACATCAGTGGTAGTTCCTATTGCTATTGATTATCTTGTTGTTGCAGGTGGTGCTGGAGGAGGAGCAGGTTATAGCGGTGCAGGTGCTGGCGCAGGTGGCGGTGCAGGTGGTTTGCTAACTGGAACAAGTAGTGTGTTGTTTGGTGTTGCAAATACTGTAACTGTCGGCGGCGCGGGTGCTGGTGGTTCAGGCAATAATGCTCGAGGTGCCTCAGGTTCTAACTCACAATTTGGTTCAATAACAGCATGTGTTGGCGGAGGTTTTGGAGCAGGTCGCGGTGAAAATGGTGGCAATGGTGGCTCTGGAGGTGGCGCAGGTGGTGGAAATGCCGTTGCTTGGCAAGGCGGATTAGGAACTGCGGGTCAAGGTACAAATGGAGCGAATGGTTTTGCTAATGCAACAAGTGGATTTGATGGAGGTGGTTTATCCACTACATCTAGCATTAGTGGCGCATCATTAGTTTATGCAGTTCAAGGTTATTCTAATGGAAGTGGCGCTGCTGGTACCGCAAATAGAGGTAATGGTGGCAGCAGTGGTAATCCTTTCACTCCACCTAACGGTGGCGCAGGTGGTTCTGGTGTTGTAATTATTCGATATTCAGATACAGTTCCAGCAGCAACTACAGTAACAGGCTCACCAACAATTACAGTCGCTGGCGGTTATCGTGTTTACCGTTGGACTGGCTCTGGCAGTATTACCCTTTAAGGAGGAATCATGGCACACTTTGCAAAATTAGATGAAAACAATAAAGTAATTCAAGTTATTGTAGTAGATAATAATGAGTTGCTTGACGATAATGGCAATGAATCAGAAGCAAAAGGAGTTTCTTTTTGTAAAGATTTATTTGGACCTGAAACCCAGTGGATGCAAACATCATACAATGCAACATTTAGAAAAAACTATGCTGCTATTGGCGGAGTTTACGACCCTGTATTTGATATATTTATTCCACCAAAACCTTTTGATTTGTGGAAATATGATTATGAAAATAACGAGTGGGTCGCTCCTATTCCAGAACCAGAACCAGTAGAAGGATATACTTGGTTATGGTCTAGCGTAAACCAAGAATGGGTTAAGGTAGCCAATTAAACAACGGAGTAATATCTTGCTAAGATAGGAATAAAATGAGTAATGAAGAAGTAGTGGTTTATTGGTCACCTGCTGTTATTGGATGGGAGATGTTGTATACCGAACCAAAGTCAATTTACTCAAATATAAGAAGTAAAGCAAAATATAATTCAGTTGAAAAAAATTCAAACATGTTTGCTTGTCCAGCAAGCAATGATGTATTACAAAATGTCTATGCAATTAAAAGCAATCTTGACGATTGTTATGAATTACCAATTCAATTTCTTGAAGAACTAGAACAGCAACAAACTATCAACTTTCCAGTTATGCTTCCAATGAATAGAAATAAAATATCTTTTATTTCTCAACGCAAGTCAATTCTTGAAGGATACTGGGATATTGAGTACAATCTTAAATGGGTATTCTTTGCAGATGAACCATTAAAGATGAAGGTGACATCGCCATACTTTCCACATAGCGCACCTACACCAGGTGCTTTTGTTTCTGCTGGGCAGATGGATATTGGGCAGTGGTTTAGAAACATAAACCTAAATTACTTTGTTCCAAAAACTGCTACTTCAATGGAGTTTAAGGTTGATGATTCTTTGCTGTATTTAGAATTTATGACCGACAAAAAGATTGTGTTTAAACGCTTTCAAACAACTCCATTGCTTAATGAAATGTTGCTTGAATGTCATGAATCACCACAACGCTATGGAAGAAACATGCCACTTGCTAAGCGATATGAGATGGCAAAGAAATCAAAACTTCGTGAAAGAGTCTTGACTGAAATCAAAAAAAATCTAATAGAAGAATAACATTTAAGGGGACACAATGATAGGACCAAAAGAAACAGTAGCAATCGGCTGGTGTGATAACGGCATGGTAGATGGCAAGTTTACTGAGGGACTTATGTCTGCAGTAATTACTGGTGGGGCTAACAAAATGCCCATCACTACATCTATGAGAGTGCAGGGCAATCAGATTGGTAGACAGCGTCAAGTCCTATGGGACTATTGGGCTGACCATATCAAAACTGACTGGCTACTATGGGTAGATTCAGACATTGTTCTGACAGCAGAAGTGATGCAGAAATTATGGGCAACTGCTGACAAGCATCATCGCCCTGTTGTAAGTGGAGTTTACTTCATCTCTAAGGAGAATGAAGGCACACTTATGAAGCCATACCCAGTACTCTTTAATGATATATCTGAATTTCAGGTTCAGTATGTGCATCCACTGCCACAAAACGAAGTAATCAAGTGCGACTCAGCAGGGTTTGGTCTAGTGCTTATGCACAAGTCAATCATTCCAACTATGCGTGAGAAGTACCCTAACCAGTCTATGTTTATGGAGACTGCAGGTGGTCATGATGACCAGTTTATTGGAGAAGATATCATATTCTTTCGCAAGATGAAGGCTGCTGGTATTCCATTACATGCACACACAGGTGCTCTAGTAAAGCATATGAAGCGATTCTCGCTTGACTATGATTACTATGGTATGTACTGGACAATGGATAGTATTCAAAAGAAAATAAAAGAACAACCAAACTAAGGAGTCTACGTGGCTGGTCGTGATATTACCGAAGGTCGTGCCTCGCGGGCGATTGCTGTTGATGTTGGTGTAGTTTCTACATCTGCTATCTGGCAGAACACTGACGTAGCATATGATGTTGCAGTAGGTGGCATGCCGTTTATCTATGCAATCAGTGATGCACGTCCTTACATCCGACAGACTGCACCGTTCCGTAAGGAACAGTTTGACAATCAGACTGAACCAGGTGAGCAATCACTTACTGGTTGGTGGATTCGTAGTCAGATGTCCTTTCATGGTGGAGACGGTATTACTTTCTTTGACCCAGCACAGACATCAGCACGCTCACCCGACCACTATCGCTTTGCCGATAGCAAGGGTGTAAATGTTTGGGACCAGGGTAAGGTAACTCTTCTTAACGGCGTTACCAATACTCACCAGACCACTGGTCCAGTTGTAGGTACAGACCATCAGCACCCCAATCAACATGCACGCTCTATTCAATGGAGTGGCATAGATGGCGTCTTACTTCATGATGAATTTGATGTAGACAAAATCTCGGCTAACGGTACAGTTACACATTACATTGACTACACTGGCGGAACAGATGAAAAAGTATATGCAATCTGTGATGATGGTATTAACGCATACTGGGTGACTAATAAAGTCGCAGGTGGTTCAAACAAAATACACATGTTTAAGAAGCCACTAACTGGTTCATCGGCTAGCACTGCAGATGAAACACTTATGTTTACTGCTACTGGTGTAATTGTTTATGCAACTATGGAGTTCATTAAAGACCGTATTATTCTTTGTATAAACAATGCTGTGTATGAACTAGCAACTAATGCATCTGCACTCCCTAGCCCAGTATACACTAACCCTAATACTAATTACCACTATACATCCGTGGCTGCGTCTGGTCCTGCTATCTACACTGCAGGACATTCAGGTATCTATTCAACCATTCAAAAGTACACACTGTCTACTGCTGGCGTAATGCCAACATTAACATCTGCTGTTGTTGCAGCAGAACTACCTGCTGGTGAGTTCGTAGAAAAGTTGTATTACTACCTAGGTTACATGTGCATTGGAACCAATAAGGGTATCCGCATTGCTGCGATTAATGACCAAGATGGCTCCCTTAACTACGGTCCACTTATTGTAGAAACATCACAACCAGTCTATGACTTTGCTGGTAGAGATAGGTTTATCTGGGCAGCAGCAGGAGTCGGAGCACTAGATGCTGGACTTATCCGCATCGACCTTAGCCTAGAGATAGAACCATTACGCTTTGCTTATGCAAACGATGTGTATGCTACACAGACAACGGTACACTATACAACAGCAGTAGCCTTCCTTGGTACTACTAACCGTATTACTTTTGCTACGGCATACAATGTAACTGATGGTGCAATATACCTTGAGTCAACTAATCTTCTTGTGTCTGGTTACTTACAGACTGGTTACATTAGATACAATACATTAGAGCCTAAGAACTTCAAGCGTCTTATTGCTCGAGGTGATTTCACCCGTGGGTCAATAACATTAGAAACTGTTGATGCAGATGGAACTGAATACGATGTCATATCTTACGATGCTAACGTCCCTCCAGTTGAGGTGACAACATCTGTGCCACAAAATGCACAGGAGTATTTAGCATACAAGTTTATTCTATACCGTGATGCAACTGATGCTACCAAAGGACCAATCATGGAAGGCTATCAGGCTAAAGCAACTATCGCTACGCCTCGTCAACGAGTAATGAAGTTTCCTGTCTATTGTTATGATGTAGAAACAGATAAATATAATGTACTAACGGGATATGAAGGACGAGCATTTGACAGAATCAACCAATTGGAATCTGTTGAAGAAAGTGGAGATGTTATAACATGGCAGGACCTCACTACAGGTGAGTCACGTCAGGCTGTAATAGAACAAATCTCATTTACCCGACTAACTCCACCTGACCGTGGCTTTAATGGTTATGGTGGCATCATTGATATCACGATAAGGACTGTGTAATGCAAGCACAAGATTATGCAACCGTTGCTGTTGCTGTAATGACAATTGTAGGTGGTTTTGCTGCAGCGGTACGCTGGATGGTTAAGCACTATCTTAATGAACTCAAGCCTAATGGTGGTTCAAGCGTCAAAGATTCTATTACTAGATTAGAAACAAAGGTAGAAGTTCTCTATCAAATGATGTTACAAAGAGGGAAGAATGAATGAAGAATGTTGTCAAGAGAGCCACACCTGCCGCTATTGCTGTCCTTCGACAAGCCACAGCGATAGCGCCATCTCGTATGAAAGCATCCGATGGGCTTCTGCCGTCGAACGCTCATCTCAAACAGAGTCCAACCAGCGACCATAACACTGGACTTGCCGTTGACCTAACACATGACCCTAAGAATGGAATTGATTGTGCTGACATTTTTGAAAAACTTAAGGAAGATAAGCGGGTTACTTACCTCATCTTCAAAGGCACGATATGGTCTAAAGAAAAGGCTAAACAAGGAAACAGACAGTACACTGGGAGTAATCCTCATAACAGGCATTTACATATTTCTATTGATGCTGCTTGCTCTGCCGATACTTCTCCATGGTTTTGGTGGCTGAACCAACCTAAAATTATTAATCAAGTTATTGCTAAAGTAACACCAGTACCTGCTAAGAAAGCATATACAAAACAAGTTTGTACTTGCTGCAAATTGCACAGTACAAAATCCTAATCCCCTAGGAGGAATAATGGAACAATTCAAACAACTCGGACTAACATGGTTTCGTGCAGCAGCAGCATCTGCTGTAGCACTTTACCTTGCAGGAGAGACAGACCTAAAGACCTTAGCAATGGCAGCAATCGCTGGCTTTGCTGGTCCACTACTCAAGTGGCTAGATAACTCTGCTCCTGAGTTTGGTCGCGGTTCAAAGTAGTATCCATTTAAGGGGCCTAGCAGCCCCATAGACAGAAGAAACCCCCAGAACTGGTGTTTACATACCAGAACTGGGGGTTTTTTCTATTTCTGCAGGGCAGAAAGTATGTCTTCAACCTTAATAAGGTAGCCCTTACTTGGGTTGGGAGGTATGTTGCAAGTAATGGCTCTTCCCCGAACCGTTACTACTTGTTTGAGTACCTCCGTTGGTACCAGCAGGGTTGCCCCCTCCAATACGAAAGCCCAGTATTCTGCTTTAGTACTGGACAATCCTGATAGATACCAATTCTCATTGTTGTGCGACCAGCAAACTGTTTCTATGTATAGGTTGCCAGTATCTTTCCATTTCAAATCTGTTTTTACTTCTACTGTCTTGCCACCTGTTAGTAGTTGTTCTACTAACCCTTCTCCTTCATGTCCCTTTGCTAGGTCTAAGTCGAAGTCTGATAGTTTGCTCATGGGTATCCTAAGTATAGTGGCTTGGCTATGATGTTAAGTTTCTTTCTCATTAGTTTACGTTCATACTCTGTGGTTCCACCCCAGAATCCAAAGACAGCGTTCTTAAGTGAGTAGTCTAGGCACTGCTTCTTAACCTCACAGTTACTACAGATTTTTTTAAGCATCTTAACTTCTCTATATGTAGAACTACCATCTGGTACAAAGAACTCCTCTGACTCTACACTTCTGCAATTAGGTGTGCCTTGCCAGTTTGGATACTCCATTAGTATTCCAATCCTATGTACCAGAACCCAAGTTGCATATCAGTAAAATGTCTATTAATAGTAAAACCAATACCAAATCCAGACAAGCGACCATAGGTTAACCATTTGTTTTTACCTAGTTTTTTTGCTGTCATCTATCCTCCTGTTGAGTAGAAGCCTGTGCCGTTAAACTTGATGGCTGGTGCTGACCATATACGCTGCATGATTTCACCACAAGTTGTGCAGGCTGGCGGTATATTCTCGCTTACTTCAATTACATCTGAGCAACAATTACATTTAAAATCAAACAGTGGCATTAGTCAAACTCCTGGCCCGTTGGGTGAGGGAGTGTGACCATTGACCCACAGTTAGCGCACTCTCCATCAAGGAAATAAAAGCATATTTCACCTTGGTCAAATGCAACAAGCGCATGAAATACATCCCCTCCACATACGCAAACATCTCCAATAGATTCTCCTCGCAAGTCCATAGCGTGCGTGTAATCCGTTGGATGTAGTAACTCTCTGATTTCTTTAACGACATCATTCTCCTCGTTCGTCATCATCTGCCTCTACTAAATCATCATCAGGCTGTGGCTTCCATCCGCCTAGGTTTCTAATTAGAGATGCAATAGTTCTTTGAACTTTCATTCGTGCACCATCTGGTGTTGTGTCTAACTCTTTGGCTGTCTCACTCCACTCGGGATTGTCCACTGTGAATCTAACCTTGAGGATAAACTGCTTTGCTTCTGACAGTTTATAATATGCTGCTGCAATATCAGACCTAAGTACTAGCCAGTTGTTGCCATCATTAGCAGCCTCTGACTTGTTGAACTTAAAGTTAAGGTCTTTAATCTTAGTTGGAATCTCATACGACTCAGCAATGATTGATGGTAAGAACGCTTCGATAACAGATGCATCGTAGTAGTAGAGGTCAAGCAACTCATAGCCAACCGTCCGTGCCTTCTCGCGTTCACAATAAGTAATTGCTTTATTGCGAAGAGACTTGGCTATGAGTTTGTCCTTGTCTTTTCTTGGCAGTGCTGACCACTCTTTGTACTTAACTGGATGACTAACGAACCATATCCACAGCACCTGCTGTATGTCTTGTTGGTCAGTCATTGGGTATTTGCGCTGGTATTCGGCAGCAATAGCCACAACCATCTGCTCATACTCTTCTAAGTAGTCCACGTTATCCCTCTGCTACGCCTTCCCATTGTCGCCTTTGCACCAATAGTCCGATTATTGCATAGTTTGCTAGGTCAATAAAGGTATCTTCAATACTTTCATAGTTGGGCGTGTCGTTACTTTTGTAGTAAAGGTTTTCCAATCGTGCCATCTTGTCATGCATACGCACAAGTAGTCCATTCATTGCACCACCTGGAGCATTGGCTATGTTAAATGGGCCGTAGTCTTGATGCTTACGCACCATAATTATACGCAGTTCATTTAATATATCTTCAAAATTATTCAGGTCTTTCATCAAGTATCTCCCTAGCCTGTTCTTCAAAGTCCATCATTGCTTCTTGCACTAACACTTCTTCTACAATCTCATCTCCATGCCCTGCTTCTGATGATACTAGCACGGCTGCCAGCATAGTTAGCATGCTGTTTGCTTTATCGTGGTCTACTTTGTTTGCTATCCATACATCTCTTAGCGCATTAAGGATATCTAATCCTTTGCTGTTGGAGATTGGTATTCCTATGTACCTTGGGTGTTCTCTAATAAAATCCCATACTTCTTCACCGTTATTAAGAAATGCATTTTCGGATTCGCTCATTAATAAACTCTGCCCCCTCTAGCATTACTATGCTGTTTACATCATGCCCTTCTGGCATCTGCACTATATTAACATTACCTAACTCTCGGCTAACCTTCTTGCCAAAATCCATACCTGCTGTATCACCATCTGCTAATACAATTACTGTATCAAAGTCATCTAATATCTTAGAGTAAAAAGGTTTCCAATTGTTGGCCCCTGGAATACCTATGGCTGGATGGTTAGTCTTGACACTAACTGTAATGCAATCTATTTCTCCCTCTGTCACACAGATATAATCTGATGCAGTAAGAACTACTTGTGCATTGAACATGCTGGTCTTAGCACCTGGCATGCCCATATACTTTGGGTCAGCATTACCTATTGCTCTAAATCTAATATCAACTACACCTGATGGTGTTATGTAGGGTATTGCCAGCCTACCTGTGTACTGTTCATGACCTGGAAGAGCGTCCTTTACCACTCCAAGATGAAAGCGTTGCGCCTCTTCGACCGAGAGATTGCGTGTTGCTAGATACTCTGCTGCTAGATGAATCTGACTTGCGTACTGGTGCGTCGCCTGTAAGAGAAATTGTCTGTGCGAACTTGACAGCCTCACTGTAGTTACCTCCTTCTCTATGCATAATTAAATCGTATACATCTCCACCAACACCACATCCGTGGCATTTGAATCTTTCTTCTTCAAAGTTAATACCTGCTGATGCATGACTATCACTATGAAATGGACACTTAATTTTGCGCCAGCCGTGTCCCTCAGCAGGCACGGCTGCGCCTACATATCTTAAGTAGTCTGCGATACTATGTTTCACCCATTGCCTTTCTGATAAGGGCTAGCCAAATGCTGGCTGGCATTGTGCAATACCACTCACCAACATCTGACTTGCCTTTCCGCTTATGCAGAACTGTCCCAGTCCACGCGTTATCATTCTTTATTTCTACTTCTAACTCTTTGACCCAAGCGCTCAAGTCCATGCGGACGTGGTCTTTAACCTCGATGGTCACTCCATTTACACCGCTGATATCACCTTTGTCTAGTTGTGCTCCTGCGATTCTGCGGTCTGCATATGGAAAGCCATTAACCTTTAACCACTTGACAGCATCTGCTTCTGCCTTGCTGCCTTTACGCTTGGCTGGTGTACTCATTCTTTAGGTAGTTCCCTAATAATATTAATTACCCAACCATTGCCTTCACCTTTTTCTGCACGTTGTTGTGCAATGTTAAGGCTAGATGCACGAATAATTTTTACTTTATTTTTTTCATATGTTACTTCATACTTAGGCATTACATTACCTCTTCCTGTTGGTATCTAACTGCTACATCTTCTAAGTACATAGACTCAGGATTAAATGACAGAGTAACATAGTTACTGCCTGTCTGGTCAGCCCGTCCGTATCTGTTTTTAACTGGGGCTACACATAAATATGTTTCGTCTCCCTGTTTCATCTGTCCGATTGTAAGTACCATTGCTGGTATCTGATTGACCATACCTTGCACTGCGCTACGCGGCTGACAAGGATAGCCATCAAAGCCCTCCTTGGTATGGTGTAGTACCAACACTGCTGCGTTGGTATCTCTGGCTAGATACTTAAGTTCTTTCATAACGGCACGCATTGCACCGAACTCATCGTACCCATCCATTGCTACATCCATTAGGTTGTCTACCACAATTAAGGTAGGACTCTTACCCCATACAGTTTCAAATGCTGAGACTTCATCATCCAAGTCTTTGAGTGTAGGGCTAGATTCAAATGACCAGAACAAATGATTGTTGAGTTGCAGTATTTCATGTGACTTGTCTGGGTTATTCTTTAGCAAACTTTCTGCTGCTGTCTGTGTCATCTTGCCAGTCATGGCAATCAAACGCATAGCCATTGTATGTGCATTGGTATCTGCTGAAAAGTAAAGTGTCGGATGTTTTGTTTTTGCAGCAATAGACAATGCAACTGATGACTTGCCTGCACCTGGAGTGCCAGCGATTACAGTTACTTCTGCTCGACGCAGAATAATACCAGCCCTTTCAAATGCAGCAAAGGCAGGTGGCAACGGTTCGCCACCCACCTCTGCTTTATTTATAGAGCGTTTGAGGGTCTTCACTTAATCTGTTCTGGAACAAAGGTGTTCCATTCAGGTGACTGAACTGTTAC